GTAGCCGTTGCGGATGCCGGAGCCGTAGCTGATGCCGTAGCCGTTGCGGATGCCGTAGCCGTCGCTGATGCCGGAGCCGTTGCGGATGCCGGAGCCGTAGCTGATGCCGTAGCCGTAGCTGATGCCGTAGCCGTTGCGGATGCCGGAGCCGTAGCTGATGCCGGAGCCGTTGCGGATGCCGGAGCCGTCGCTGATGCCGTAGCCGTTGCGGATGCCGTAGCCGTTATCCTGATAGTTTTTACAAGCATCCACCATTTCGCCAAACGACAGCACTTTCTTGATTTTGAGCGTTCTGCAAACGTTCTTGTCGTTGCATTCGATGTTTTCGTCATAGGCTTCCACCAGCGCGAATTTATTCCACTGGATCAAATCCCGATATTGCATGCAATCAACAGGATTCTCGCAAAAATGCAGCCCCCAGCCGCATTTGGATAGTTCGCCGGTTACTGTGTGTACACTGCCTTCGACATCGCCGTTTTCGTCGGCGTAACAGTAGCCGCCGTAGCCTGTCCAATCCCAGTTGAATATTTTATAGCCGGTCGCAATCGGTTCTTTGCCGTCCAGTTCAGACGGGTCTATGCGTTTGGTTTCATTCATGTTGTTTCCCCTTTCACTTTTGCGTAGATCGCTTTTAAGTTTTCAAGCTCGTCACTGCTGACGTTCTCGCGGTGTTGCTCAACGCCTAGTCGCTGCTGTTCGTGTTCTTTCAGCGGATAGACATCCTGCCAGCACTTAACGATGCTTTGTTCAAGCACCGATTTCCACTGCTCCGGTGGAAATTCGTTTTTAAGCTTTGTCACTAAAAGCTGCTTTGCCCTGTCAGTCATGGGCTTTCTGATGCTTTTGCGCATTTTCTCGAAGTCTTTCAAAACGGCCAATAAATCGCCATCACCGGCCGCGAAAGCGGCAAATGCGTCAGCATCGCGCGTGCGCGCGCTTTTGTCTTTGTCTTTGTCGATTGTCTTATTGTCTTTGTCGATTGTCTTATTGTCTTTGTCTTGTGGGCTTTTGCTTGCACTTGCTGCATTTGCAAGCAAATGCTCTTTTTGCTCGCAAGTGCTCCTTTTGTTTGCATTTGCTGCGTCACGCCGCTTTTGAGACAACTCATCCTTTGATAAAACATCTCTATCAATCTGCGCCCTCATCATGGGGAATAAGAATCGTTCGTTCCCGTTGAGCTGCGGAACTTCGCCCGACCTTGCATAGGTTAACAAGGAAGTGAAAAGTCTCCCCCTCTCAGCGTCACCGAGCGGCTCTATCGCATCGAGATAATCAACAAAGACCTTGATATAAGTTATCTCGGCCATAGCTCACCCTAAAACTGTGTATACCATGCCTGACTTGCTTATAATCTTGTTCCCTCTCGCAAGCGAATTTGATACATATGACGGATTTCTACCAATAGATCTTGATGCAGCCGCCATAGACGGGAACAATGTCTCATTGCCATCGTCAGAAATTAGCTTTACTGGTTTTTGCATATTTTTGTACAGCCCGGTTAATATGCCATGTTTAATGTTGTCGACAAGTGTTACCCATTCCAGATTAGATGCGGTGTTGTTTTTAAAATTTCCGTCGATGTGGTTAACTGTCATATCCGGGCAGTAACCATCGCACCATGTCATTGCAACGAGCCGAGCAACAAGATAATCTTTTTTCTTGCCGTCTTTCCATAGCGAAACTCTAAAGTCACCGCGCCCCCCATTTTTTTGCGTCTTTGGCTTTAAAACGCGAGATTTCCAAAGCCGTTTCGCATATTTCGCATTGGAAGTTACCTTGTTTGGTGCGCTTCGTATATTTCCAAGGTCAGAAGCTTGATATATTCCACTATAACCAGGTATGTCTTTCCATGTTTCCATATTTCCACCTCGTCAGAACGGAAGCGAATCTTCACCATCGTCCGGCAGCTCTTCAAAGTCTGCTGCGGATATATCGGGCGAGGGCACGGAAGCAGCGCGGCGGCTCTCACCGAAATAGACATGCTCTGCAACGACCTTTGCGGTAACTCTCCGCTTGCCGTCGTTGTCCTGCCATTCGTCCATTGCAAGCCTGCCCTGCACAACTATCATGCTGCCGGTCTCGAAGTATTTGCCGACGAAGTCAGCTGTTGAGCGCCACGCCTCGCAGTTTATGAAATCCGTCTTGGGCTTGCCGCCCTCGCTTCCGGCATAGTCGCGCTGACAGGCGACCGTGAATGACGCAACCGGGATGTTAGTCCTTGTGTATCGCGTTTCGGGCGTTCTTGTCAGTCTGCCCATGATGGTTATCTGATTAAGCATTGTTTCTCCTTTCAAATCCATGACTTGCCGAACACTTCCATGAACTTTTCGTGTCCGTATAGTTCTTCAAATCGTTCCTGGCACTCGCGCTTCAAGCGAAAATCAAAATCGTGGTTTCGGTGTACGCTGTATTCTGCGCCGGTGTGCCAGTCCCAGCGCAGCCACACCCAGCAGCCCCATTTGTCGGCGGCTTGCCTGCGTCCTCCGCCGTATACATGGTGCCGGTTTAGACCTTGTGTGTCGCCGGTGATGTAGCATTCTCGGCGGCTCTGCATGATGCTATCTGCCATCCCACGCCTCCAAAAGCGCCTCGATCTCGTCCTGCGGCCTTGTCTCAATGTCCAGTGCCCGGCAATCCTGTATCAGGTTGTCGATAAGCATTGACATCTGCCGTGTGTCGAAGTCTGAGCTGCCCATGTGGAAAAACACATTTGAATAACCCGTGTATGCCGGTTCTTTTTCCGCCTTGCGGCCGATGTGCCCTTTCTGCCAGTCGGTCATGGCCGCATCGGTGTATTCGTCGGGTATCAGCGCTATGTAATACAGCGTCGGGATATCCAGCAGCGCATTTCGGTAAACTTCTTCCGGGCTTATCCGCGTGGCAAGCGATATGTCGTTTATCAGCTTCCATGCGTAGGCGTTAGCATCCAGACTGCGCTTTTTGCGCGTTTTCTTGATATCGTACTCGCCCGGCTTGAAGCTGTAGCAGAAGCGCCGCGCCTCATCTCGTGAAACCGTGAGGCTTATCCCATCCGGCGTAAGCTCCGCTTTACTGATCTGCATTTTTCTCAGCCTCTACGCATTTATCGCAAAGCACCTTGCCGAATTTCTTCTTTGTTCCCTCGCTCCATTTGCGGAGGGATATAGGCTTGCCGTCAGCGCCGAAATAGATAGTCAGCGGATGATTGCACTTTTCGCAGCGGTAAACTAAATCCTCTTTCGGCTTTGCAGGCTGCTCGACCGGCGGCTTGCGCTCAATTTTCGGCTTATCGTTGTACTTCGTTTCGTCGCGGCTGAAATAAATGTCTGCGCCGATGCCCAGTGCCTTAGCTGCAACGCTTATCGCGTCGGTTAGGCTCATCTTGTAGCACTCATCCGACATATACGCCCCGTTGCGCTCTTGCGCCACAAAGCTTGCGCCGCCAGTGCCGGGGATACCGTGGCTTTCCACGCCGGTATCGGGGTCTACGTAGTAAAGTTTGATATCGACGAATGCCGCCGTCTGCTTGCTTATCGGGTCATGCTCAAGGTGCTTGTCGGTGATCTCGTACCACCAGCCGACGCCGGCCGGCCCGAACATCTCCGTGAGCATCTTGATGCGCCACATCGGGTTGATGTCGCTCATGCCCTTCAAGCGCCCGGCGTATATCGGCTTTAGCGCACTGTCGGGGACGCTGCGCCCCATGTTGTAGTATTTAAGGTTGTCCATCTTCTCACCTCACGCTCATGTTCACGCGCTCGACCAGCTTACAGCCGGGTATCTCCTGACCGGCTTTGAGCGCCGCTGTAATGGATAGCTTATCCGGTGCAATTACCACCTTTTTTCGCATATACTTCTTAGGGCAAAGGCTCTCGTCAACTTCGACTGCCGTGCTGGGGCGCCACGATACCGCCACTTTCGCGGTCTGGAACTTCTCGCCGTTAAGCGCGTCGGAAGCGTCGGCCTTGAGCCTGTCCGCACGTTTCTCAAGCGCGGCCTGTCGCGCCTTGAGGGTCTTTATCTCTGCCGCTATTGCCTCTGCGTCGCTCACGCAGTTTTTGTAGAGTAGCAGCGTGTTTTCGATGATCTCTTCGCGGCTGATCTCAAGCTCTGCGTATCTTTCCGCGAATGCGTCCGGGTCTGTAAGCTCCCCTGTCTCGGGGTTAACAAACTCGTCATAAAGCTTGTAGATTGCGTTGTCCACCCAGTAAAGGTTCATTGTTTCTCCTCCTTATTTATTAATTTTTCTCCTTGCGCACTGCCGGTCTGCTTCATCGGCAAACCACACAAGCGCCTGATATATTCCGCCGATCACACCAATTACGGCCATGACCAGCCACACGAATACACCGATGTTCATTTTTAACCCCTTTCAGCGGCACATACGCCGCGCCAGTGTCGGCAGCGTAATGCCTTCCTTTTGAATGTTGTACAGCTTTGCGACCGTTCGCCGGTCACGTCCTGTGTACCTCGCGACCTCGCTTGCCGTTACCAGCCTTTTGTCTCCGAAAAAGCCGAGCAGCGCTTCAAGGTTATCCCTGTACTCTTTCAGCTCTCTTGGCATGCTTCTCTTCCTCCAGCTTGCGATTGAGCACCGCATAAAACGCCGCGTTGAGTCTTGTCTCTGCGTTCTTGGGAGCTTTCTCGCCGTTGAGTATCATGCTTATGTAGCTTTTGCCGACTCCCAGCTCTCGCGCAAGGTCAACGTTCTTTATCTCGGCGTTGTGCATTCTTCCGACCAGATCGCCGGTCCACTTTTCGCGCATACTGTTTTCTCCTTTCACAGTTGTTGATTTTGTTCACATCTTCGTTTAAAATAAGAGCGCCGCGGTATATCTTGCTTGCAGGCCGAAAGGGGGTGTTTTCATGGAAAGTCTTTTCGGCTCCTTCATGAAACCCTCAACGACTAATAAACTTTATGTTGTCCGTGTGCCCGTGTCCTGCGGCGCTCTTGTTTCAAACGAAGATGCGAGGTGTTTTCGTATTCCTACGAAAACTTTTTACAAAACAGTTGCAAAAGTTCACAAGCTGTGTTATTATCATCTTGCTACAGATTTAATAATTTCTCGGCGGCATTGTTTTTGCTTACCGTCTGCGTTAGCATGGGAACTTTCTTAACCACAGTTGTCATTATAGTTCTCATAAGTTCACTTGTCAATCGGTTTTGTGAACTTTTCTTTACTTTTGACATTTTGCACAGTTTTTTAGGGGTATTTTTATGATATATGACAATTTCGTAAGGCTCTGTAACTCCGTTGGAAAAGCGCCCTCCGCTGTTGCACTTGAACTCGGTATATCTAAATCTGCGGTTAGCAACTGGAAGCACCAGAGAAATGAAATGACCGCGGCAACAGCTCTCAAAATTGCCGACTACTTCGGCATCACAGTTGACGAGCTGAAAAACGGCGTAAAAAAACAGCCCTCCATCCCTAAGGATGAAGAGCTTAATAAAAGCGATGCTGTGTGGGATTTGCGTGAAGCCGTGCTCGAGCGCTTCCCTGATTATGATGTTGGCCAGCTCAGCGAGATCATGGATTTTATAGAAGGCCGCTTAACCCAGGCGCAGAAGATTGCTTTGGATATTGAAAAACAGCAGCAGACAAAACCGTTGGTCAGCCTTGATGCTTCTCAGCGGAGCGCCGTTCGTTCATTGCTGCAAGAGCTTCTACAAGAAGATGAACAATAACTTTCTTGTCATCGGGTAATCTCTCGAACATCTCAAAATACTCTCGAACAAATTCCTTGTCCTCTTCGGGCACATCGGCGAGCATATCGGCCATTTTTGCGTCAGTCATAATTGTTCTCCTCTGAAAGAGCTTTTATAAATGTGTATACGTTGTCGAGCTGTTCCTCGTCAAGCTGATAAAGCAGCGCCATTAATTCGGCAGACCGGCCTATTGTTTCCCTCATTGCTGTTTTCTGTGCTTCCGTAAATTCTTTATCGGTCATCGTTTCACCCTCCGTTATGTATGTGCCCGGCTGCTTTGGCCGGGCGCTTTCTGTTTGTGCAATCTGCGTATTTTCTCGGTTTGCTTTCGGACATTTCGCCGAAAATGTAAAAATTTATAGAATTTTTGAATTCTCAGTGTTATTATTTATGTAGACATTGGCAAATAAAGTTACGTTTGGGGGTGTTTGCATGGGTAAAAGGCTTGTGTGTTTTCTCTTGGCTCTGTGTTTGCTGTTCTCGCTGTGCGCTTGCTCGCATTCCGATGATGCAGCCGCGCCAAGCGATGACAAAACCGTTTATGTCAGTCAGAGCGGCGGCAAAATTCACAGATACAACGATTGCAGCGGCATGAAGTATTACGACACCATGACATATGGCGAAGCAATCGACGATGGTTACACTGTTTGCGAAAAATGCTTTGGCTGATATCTGAAAAAGAGAATTATTGAAACTCAATTATCTAATATAGATAATAACGCATTTGCATATAAAATGCAAGAGAAATTATTGCTCGCTAAAATAATGGGAGAGATATCATGGAAATTCAGGCATCCGAAGGAGTCGTTTTCTTGCTGAACCTTTTGCTCACGTTCTGCATCTATACGCTTCCTTTTATAATAATTCGTTTCGTCATTCGTAAAAGGCCATACACGGCTGCGCAAGCAAAGCGCATAGTCATTATCTACGGCGTTGCGGTATGGCTGATAATGACCGTTGCTATGATTGTTACAGACGGTCGCGTAGCCGGAGCCAGTGTTTTACTTTGGAGCTTTATAAACTATAAGGTTCTTGTTTCAATCTCACGCAACGAAGTTAGGGGAGCTCCCGAGCCTGAAAACGAACATCAAGAAATCACTGTTGCTTATGACGAGTACGATTGTGAAGAGAACGAAAAACCGGAAGCGCAAGATGTCACCGCGCATAAGGTAAACCATAAAAGAAACATCCCTAAAAAAATAATACGTCCTATATTTGCTTTACTTATTGTCGCTATGTTCGCTGCTACTGCTTACTTCGCCTATTCTTACGGCTGCGATAATAGTTATGATGACGGTTACACAGTCGGGCACAAAGAAGGATACACTAAAGGCTGGGAAGTTGGCAGAGATGGAGGATACAGCGACGGCTATAAGAACGGGCATTCGGAAGGATATGTTGAGGGTTATATAACCGGGCATAATAGCGATACCGCTCGAAAATATCAGTTTTCTGATCAGGAATTATGGAGAGCGGCATATATAGATTACATAAGAGAACATGGAGTTGTTGATTAAGCCGCGGTATGCCTACAAACTATGACCTCAGCACCCTCTGTCTATCGTCGAACAGCTTTAGCACTCGCTCTATCTGCTCGTCGCTGCACTCGGTTATTATGATAATGGCTTTGCTTTTGGGAAGTCTTTTGTATCTCAGCGGTTCATAAGTTTGCGTGGTAGTTTTCATGTGTGCGCCTCCTTTTCATGGTTATATTGTACCAGTGCCGCGCCGCACAAGTCCACGCAGAAAAAGCCGAAACCGGCTCAAAATACGCGAAACGCAAAATCGGAAAATTCAATAATTTTTACAAGGAGATGGGAATTGTGGCGCATATGCAAGAAATGCAGCCCTATTTCGACAAATACCAGGAAAAAGTACGAAAAGCAAAAAACGCAAGCGGTATGACATTGGCTGAGCTGTCACAGTGCAGCGGAGTACCTTATAACAGCATTTGCTCCGTAAATGCCGGGACAACAAAGCAGCCGCTTTTGTTTTACTCCGCCGCAACATGTAAGGTGCTTGGCCTGTCGCTCGATGAGCTGATGGGCTTACGCGCGCCGGAAGTGCCGGCAGGCGAACAACAGCAACAAATTTACGAATTAATCAGTGAAAACAACGTTTTACATGCCGCTGCTGACCATTACAAAGCTTTGGGGAATATATATAAGCCGCTGATATTCGGCTTGTTGGGCGTTTGCGCTCTGCTGCTGTGCGCGGTCATAGGATATATCATTTTTGATATACGAATGACGCAAGTCGGCTTGTTTCAGTCGGCCGGGATGTCTGTGCTTGCCGTCCTGCTGGCTGTCGTGGTCATCGCGGCAATAGCGCTAATGGCGTACACAGCTAAAATGATTATCAAAAACGCAAAAAGGAAGTAGCCGCTATGTATCAAAGGAAATCTGACGGTTTATGGGCTGAGGCAGTCACGCTTAAAAACGGAAAGAAAAAAGTGCTTTACGGCAAGACGAAAAACGAACTGCGAAAAAAGCTCGTTGCCTTTACCGGCAATGTCGAAAACGGCGTTACGATTTCCGAAGCACTTGAGGTATGGCAAGAGTTTAAGGCCGACAGCGTTTCCTATAAAACGCTTGAGGGATATGCCGCTCCGGTAAAGCGCATAAACTGCTACCTTGGAGATTGCTATATAAAAGATATAACTCCTGCGCAGATACAGGCGATGGTCAGAGACATAGCCGCGAAAGGTTATAAACGGTCAACCGTGCAGCGTCCACTTGACATTCTGCGCATGATGTTTGATTATTTCATCACTCTGCCCGGCGCTCAGGTAAGCACTAACCCATGTGCTGCTGTGCGTTTGCCGTCCGGTTTAAAGCAGGGGCGGCGCGACCTGATAAGCCGCGAAGATGCCCAGCGCATCAGAGAAAGCCTCTATAAAGACTTCGGGCTGTTCGCGTACTTTCTTATGTATTCGGGTTTGCGCAAAGGTGAAGCTCTTGCATTGCGTTGGGAGGACATTCACGACGGATTTATTCACGTTTCAAAATCTCTGTCATGGCAGCCTAACCAGCCTGTGATAAAGCAGCCGAAAACGGAAGCCGGTATACGCACCGTTCCGCTCCTTGCCGCGCTCGCCGATGTGCTGCCGAAATCAAAAAAGGGGTATGTATTTTCGCCTGACGGCGGCAAATCTCCGCTTACGCAGATTCAATTTCGCCACCGCTGGGAGGCGTATTGTAAAGCTGCCGGGTTATCTGATATAATTACCACAGAGCATACCAATCCGAACAACCGGCACACTTATGTTTCAAATACCTATGTTCCGCGCATATCTCCGCACCAGCTGCGGCACGAGTTTGTGACACTCTGTTTTGACGCCGGTCTCGACGAGCAGGATACTCAAGTTATCGTCGGGCACGCATCCGCAAGCACCACTCGTGAGGTGTATAATCACATCAAAGAGAGCCGGAAAATACTAAGTGCGGATAAGCTCGACAGCTATTTGAAAAACAACATAAAAACTACATGACTTCAAGTTTTCATTGGTATTGCTAACTTTTTAAATCCTTGGTAAGGATGAGGTCGGCAGTTCGAATCTGCCCAGCAGCTCCAAAACAAAACCGCTCCAAAAGGAGCGGTTTTTGCTATATATCGTTGTTTTTCAGCATTTTCATCTCAAAAAAGTTCTTATTTGCCTTGCTTTACTCTCTTTGATCGCGCGACATATTTGTACATATTTGAGCATATTTCAACATATTTTAACTACATTTTGACTACATATTTCTTATGCGTTTTTGAGGATGCTTATAGCTTTCTTGATTGCCATGTGTTCGCTCTCGCCGCCTGCGGTTTTTAGCATCTCTTCGAGCTGTTCTATAGCGTGCTCGCTCTCATCGGCGCGGCTGTAATTTCTGCGGCTATATCCGTCATCCCGGCTATAACGCCCCATGCTGTCGCGCTTGTAGCTGTTGCCTCGCATAAAGCCTTCAGCATCCCATCTGCGGCTGTAGCCCTCGCCCATGCAGATCTTGTCGATATTCTTGATGCTGTGCACAAGCTTGTCGATAATGTCAAGCGCGCCAACGTTTAATTCGCCCTGTTCTGCAATGCTGTCAAGTTCCTCGCAAAGCATATCGCGCAGTCTTTCAAGTGTTCTCATACTCATGTTATTGCTCCTTTCACGCTATTCTGTCAACTATAAGATTTGCATTTGCAAAGTTGACTGCCTGACCGCTCGTGTTCTCTGCTGCTACAGTGAGGCAGCAGTCGCGCGGTACGTTTACATTTGCGGCAACGTAGATATTAAAATAATTCTCAACCGCAGCCGGTGTTATCGTTGCCGTCGCACTGGTGAGCGGTTCGCCGTTTATCGCTAAAGCGGCCGTGATAGCCCCCACGGTGCCGCCGGTAGGTATGGCTATATTCGCGCCAAAGGCAACACGATAACGCGCTCTGCACTGGTTTGTGAGGCCTCTAAGCGTGACAATGCCTGCGCCCTCGCGGTGCACTATGCTGCAATTCCCGGCTACCGCAGTCTCGGTAAGAGGTACGTTCTGCCCGGCTGCTACGGTCACGATGTTTGAGTTCGTAAATTCAGCCATCGTTTTCGCTCTCCTTTCCGGCGATACCGAAAGGTATCGACAGCGACATGGTTTTTATCATGTTTTCAAAGTAATCGCCTTTTTCTGTTTCGTTGACAGTCTTGATGATATACGCGAAAGTGTTAAGTTCGCTTACATCGAGCGTGTCAAGATCTACATCCATAAGGTAGTCAATGAATTTTTCTTTGAGTTCTTTGCAAGTTGCCATATAATCAGTCCTTTCATAAGAAATGCGGTGAGGCTATGCGCCCCACCGCTTATCGTTAGTATCGGTAAAGGCCGAACATTTTCGTAAAGTCACGAAAAAGCTAAACTATGAGATTTGTTATGCGTAGCTACCGCATGCCCCGCAGGGTGCAGACGAAGCCCAAGGGTTACAGGTGATGTAAGCCGGAGTCGGGCAAGGCCGCAGCTGAGATACGAGGTAATTGTTCTGCGCAGCCTGCGAAGCCGCAAGCTTGAGATTCTGGTTCTCGGTCTGCAAATCCTGCATCTTGCTGTTGACGAGGAAATCGAGAATTGCCTTGCTGTTGCTGTTTGCGTTGTCGATAATGTCGCGTGTTGCGTTCTGCACAGTGTTGCGAGTATCGCAAGCCTGCGTTGCCATATCATAACGCACCTGAGCAATTGCCGCGCGGTTCTCGCAGCAGCACTCCTGAGCCTGCATCTGCATTGCGTTCAGCTGCTGCATAAGTGCGGCCTGCTGATTGCAGCGCGACAGCTCGGAAGAGTAGAAGCCGTTTGTGACCGCCTGAGTGACACCGGCAAAGCCGTTAAGCATTCCCGTGTTCATGGCATAGAAGCCGTCACACAGGCCGTTGTTAACGTTGTCAAGCTTTCGCTCGATGTTTGCAAAGTCGGAAGTCAGAACGTATCCGTCCATCACTCCGCCATTGTTACCGCCCCAGCCGTTGCCGCCCCAGCCGAAAAGCACGATGAAAAAGAGGATTATCCACCATCCGTCACCGCCAAAACCGCCGAAGCCGCCGTTTGCTGAGGTTGGTGCAACCGGCATGGTCATTACCGGCGCATCAGAAGAAATCGCCATTGTTTAGTTTTCCTTTCGATATGTATTTACAAATACCCGGCCGGATAAAATGTACCTACTTCATAAGCGCCTGGAACTGTTGCGCAAAGCTCTGCGCTTGATTGAGCTGCTGCTGTGTTATTTTTCCGCTTTGCAGCATTTTTTGCACTTCCTGTTGCGGGTCTCCCTGAAACGTGCTTTTAAATTGCTGAAAGCGCTGCACGAGCTGCTGAAACTGCGGATTAACTCCGCCGCCGAGAGCTTCAAACAAAGGATTACTCATTGCTTACCTCCTTCGGCATAAGCGCCGCGACCTGCTTTACAAGTGTCTCATACTCCGCCCGGGTCACATAGTCCGCAGTCGGCTGAGCCGGTGCGCTCTGCGCTCGTTCCGTGTAGTCGAGAATGCGCATAGTCGGCATGCCTGCCGCGTCAACGGATTTAAGATAGATCGTTTGCCGTTCGCTGTCCCAAAGCGGAACAGTGTTTCCGGCAGCTACTAAATACGCTTTACCTGCCGCCTCTCCCTGCACCCAGATCATGCCCTGCTGTGCAGGCTGCTGCTGTGCTCGCATCTGCGCGAGGTTGTCCATCATAGGCGGCTGATAATATGATTGCCCATACATGTTGCCGTAACCGTAAGCCATGATTAATCCTCTCTTTCAAAGTAATAAACCGGCACTTCCTCGCCGCTGTCCCACGTGTCGTAGTAATCGCCGTTTACGACGGCCACGACGTGCCCGGACAGTGCAAGGACATAAACGCCGTGCGGATGTTCATCGGCGAAGGCGGCGACTGTGTAGCACTCCGGGCAAGCATCCGGCAATATGCGCTGTCTAAAGCCGTTGGCTTTGAGGTAACTTCCCCAGACGCTGTTTCCCGAGGGCATGTCGTGCGCTCTCAGGCCTTCAACGCACAAAGCGAGATAGGTCTTTTCCCAGTCCGTTCCCATTGCTTTTGCAATTGCTCTCACTGCGCAATCGCCGACGCGCTTAGCACCCGGATTAGGATTAAAAAACACGAACATGTCGCCGCCTCCTTGTACCTAAAGCTTAATGCTTTTTCGTTTTTCAAGGGGGAAACTAAGGTTCGTGTTATGGGGAAAATGGGCGTAAAAAAAGAGGAGGTCTTGCCTCCTCTCAGCTTTTGAAAAACCGCTCGTAATTATACTCGAGCTTTGTTCGCGCCGTTGTTATTCGTTTACCGACGGTTTTTCGGTCAAGCCCTATTTCTTCTGCTATGTCTATCTGCGGAATTTGCTGAATGAAATACAAATCCGCTATCCTGCTGCCCTCGCGCCCAAGGTTGGAGCAATATATAAGCTCATCCCACTTCTCGCGCGGCAGCATTGCCATGTCCGGCCTGAGCCGTAATCGCGCCTGTGTCATTTATCACACTTCGGCTTATCGTACTCCATAGCCTGCTTGCTGTCGCCCACACCGGCGGTCGTCGGGTCTGTGACTACGCCGAGAATGGTAAGCACCGCGAACAGCGCGTTTACAACAGCCAGCAGCTTGTCGCCCAGTGCGTCAAGCTTCAGATCGATGCCGAACACAGCCGCCACCACCTGAATAAGCAGCAGCAGCGCCGGGATTAGCGCAAGCCAAAAGGTTTTGTTTTTAAGTCTTACAGTCCAGTTGATTTTCATAAATGTGCCTCCTGTTAATGATGATTTTTCATGTCTTCTTCAAGATCGCTTATGCGATGGTTGATTACCTTAATCTGTTCCTCTACCACAGGCATACGCTTTGCAAACTTGTTGTGCTCCCTGACCTCGCGTGTCAGCTCGATCACCTTTGTTTCCATTACCGCCTGTGATTTGCTGTTGCTGATAAGTACGCCGATAAGCGTCAGCACGCCGGTTATGATAGCTACGACTACACTTTCAACCATTATTTTATAATTATCCTCTCGCAAAAAATTATCGTCCTGAGCATATCCTCAGTCAGGTCAACCACGCCGTCGCCCTTGCCCTGAATAACGCCGTCGGCCATAAGCTTCTTCACCGTGTCGCGGTAAAGCCCTTCGGGAACGTCGTTGACCGTTTTCCATCTCACCATATCCTCATCCTCCGTTTTCTGTGTGTATTTCGGTCTACCGAAGCCGTAGACCGTGTTGTTAAGTGTGCGCGTCACGCGCTTGACGGCGTTTCCGGCGTTGCCCTCAATGGTAACGAAGGTGTTGCCGCTAACACTTTCGACAATGCCTGTGTGACACGGCAGGCCGTCGCGCGTGTCTTTCTGGAAATACTGATCGCCCACCTGCGGCTTGGTGAAAAGCCTTGCCTGAGCCGCGTAATACTTCGCCCAGCTCACGCAGCTTGCGCCGTATGACCCGGTAAGGCACAGAATATCCTTTGCCTCGCTGCCGGCAATGCGCCAGAAGCACCACGCTACAAAGCTTGTACACCACTCATAGCCGTTTTTTGGCGTGTTCCAGAATTTTGCCTTGTCCAGCTCGGCCTGAAACATCGTGAAGTTGCCGCGCCCGGCGTTATCCTCAAAGCTGTACAGGTCTTTGTTACTGGCTTTTTCCTTGTAGCCTATGTATTTTGCCGCAAGCTCAAGCACCTGTTTCGGGGTAATGTTCATGGTTGAAAAATCACCGTCCTTTATCATCTCGGTGGGCATTTTTTATTTTACCCATCTCGCGCCCTACGAGATGATCTTCAATTTGTGGCGGTTGTAAATCTTCAAGGATAGCTATTCTTTTTTGGGGCTTGTGCTGTCTATCTAAACTGAGCCGCCGCAGTTTTCTTTTTGCAAGCCGCCTATTTATAAGTCCCCGAACGGCAGGGGGCAGTATTGCAAACGGCATTAATGCCGGTCACAAGCTACGCATCCTCCCACGCGCTTGGCAGCGCGGCGGCATCGTGAACGCAGTTGTCCTGTTTGCAACGATAGACCTTGCCGTCTGCGGCCTTGTAGCATTCGTCTTTCATGTACATACCGCTTGTTCCGAGAGGGGCTACCCATGCTTTAGCCTTGGCCGGGTCGGTTGTGTGACACAGCCCCCACAGAGCGCGAAGCGTTGACGGCCTGCCCTGATAATTCGCGGCGTTGTGCGGCGTTATAAGCGTCCACACCTGCCCTTCGTCAGCTACCGGCGTTCCCACAGGACATGCGCTGTAGTCCTTCGTCGCGTCGAAATCCGGCACTTTGCTTTCCTCCGCGATTATCGCCGTGCCGTCCATCGTGCTTGCGCGTCCGCGCAGATTGAGCGCATCATCCGCGCCCTTTTCCTTCATTTTGGTCATGGCCTCTGTCTTTGTCATACGCTGTTGACTCCTTCCTTGTATGCCGCCTCAAGGTCGCCGGTGCTCACGGCGTTTTTTAGCTCGCTGTCCTTGTCCGCTACGACCTGTGCGCCGTTTACCGTTTCTATCTCGCACTTCGGCTCAGTGCCGTGCAGGCCGTCATCGGTAAGCCGGAATACGGTGTCGGCTATCTGCGTTACCGTTTCGCCGGTCTCCGTGTCGGTGTATTCCCTTGCAATTTTCGCGCATATGCCCTCCGCTTCCGCTTCATTGCACAGCACATAGCAGCCGTTTGTGTGCAGCCGGATATATACGAAGCTGTCGGAATATCCGGCGATTTCGTTGTCTACTTTTATTGCGTACATGATCTACACCTCCTGGATTAAAAACAGAATGCAAAAGCGACGCCTTTGCTACTGGTGTTAGTAGCCTTAAAGACCGTATTAACTGAACCTTCTGACGTCACAATTAAAAGAAAAGTCAAGCCGCTTTGATTTTTTAACGTCGAACTCAGCCACCATTCAACAGCGTTGTTTCTTACCTTCTTAATCTTGCTGTTTCCGGCGGCGTAGTAGGCGTACTGTGTGCCCTCGGCGTATTGCGCATGTAAGCTAGCGCCGAACACCTCGTTTTCCGTAAGGCTGAAAAGCTTCGGGGAAACGCTTTCGTTATTTATCGTCTTGCTGACAGGCTTTACGGCGCTCTGTATGCTCTCCGGCAGCTTTGTAATGAGGTCGTCCCATGTTGCCTGCCATTTGTAAATTGTGTTAAGGCAGTCGTGCAGCTGTAAGGTCAGCGGCGCTGTTCCGCCTGCGGCGTAGGTGTCGTGGCTTTTGCCGATGATATCGACCAAATAGTCTGCGCCGTCTATTGTCATAGTCTTGTTGTCGCCTGCGACCCACGTGTCGGGTACGCTGCCGCTTTGACAGGCAGCGATTATCTGCTCCCACGTGTTGGAGGCGAATGTGGGGTTGAGAAAATTCGCCGTCACAGTGCAGGTCTTGCTGGCGGGTGCGGTGTGGTTCGTGCCCTCGGCAACGCTTACGGTTATTGTCGCGCTGCCGCTTGCCTTGCCCGTAACGGTGACAGTGCTGCCGCTCACGCTTGCCGTTGCTATGCCCGGGGCGCTGCTCACGGCGCTTATCACACCGTCGCCAGCTTTCGTAACGGCGATGCTTGCGCTCGTTGTACTACTGTCCAGCGTCAGTGCTGTCGGGCTTATCGATAAGCTTCCGCTCGCCTTGCCGATAGTCCATGTGACATTCTTCGCCGTGGTCGTGCCGTTAGGCCAGCAGTAATTTGCCTTCGGCGTGAATGTTGCCGTGTAGCTTCCGGCGTTCGTGCCGGAGGTCGTGCCGCCGATTGTCATCTGCGTCGCGCTGTAGCCACTCCATGTGGGGGACTGGCTGCTCCCGTTATACGTCAATGCTCCGCTCTGACTCGGAACGGCCGAAATGGTCTTTTTATTGACCGTAACGGCGGTTGTGCTTGTTTTGGTAACTCCGTGCTCGGTGTAACTGATCGTGACGCTTTGGCTCCCCACGCTTGTGAACGTTGTCGGGCTTATGCTGTAATTGCTTACAGCCGCCGAAGCTCCGTCGCTGTATGTCGCTGTGACGACCATTCCGGCGCTCTGGAAGCTGTCGCCGTATTCATACACCGTTTTCGCCGGCGGCGTTGTTACCGCTATAGACACAAGCCTTACGCCTCCGCCGCCTCCGACCATGTTGAACACTAAGCTCATGCCGTTGCCTCCGTTCTCAGAATGTTGACCGTAAGATTTTTCGTGGGCGTAACGTCGCAGTGAAAACTCATCTTGCCCGCCGTTGTCACGTTGTCGGCGTAGATCATCGCCTCGGCATAGTCCTTGAAGCTGTCCCCTGCCGGGCACACCGTATAGGCATAGCCGCTTGCAATGAACCTGCTGTCGCTGACTGCCTGTGTGCCTGCGCTCCACCCTGCCGCCGTCAGCGTCACGGTAAAGGAGTCCGCCTTTCCGCTCTTGCCGTTCCATGCCGTTCTCTCTGCGGCAGTAATGTGCATGACGGTGTTTTCCGCGTGGGTGTTCAGATTGCCCTGCACAACCCCTGCCGCGCCCTCTGCGTCCGCTCCGACCATTGCGGCGGTGTAGTCGCCTGCCTGAGGCGCAACAGCGCCAGAGCGTCCGTTGAAGCTCGAAACGCCGCCTCCGGCAGCTCCCTGTGCGGCCATAGCCCAATACTTGGCGTTGTTCGTGTCCTCGCCGGTTCGCGTGCCTGTGCCGCCGACTGCCCAGCTCTCGGACAGCTTGCTGCTCGCCTGTGCGCTTTGTGCACTCGCTCCAGCGCTCTGTGCGCTCCCCGCCGCCGCGCTCTTGGCGCTCTCTGCCGCAGTCTTGGCACTCTGTGCGGAAGTATTCGCGGCCTCGGCATCTGTTTTCGCGGTCTGTGCCGAGGCGTTTGCAGTCTCGGCCTTGCTCTGCGCCGTCTGTGCCGCTGCTTTTGCCGACTCTGCGGCGGATTTTGCCGACTGCGCGGAAGCATTCGCGCTCTCGGTGCTTGCCCCTGCCGTGACCGCCGCCGCTTTCGCGCTCTCTGCGTCTGCCTTTGCGCTCTGTGCCGCCTGAGCCGCGGCTTGCGCCGCCGACGCTTTTTCCGTGGCCGTCTGAGCGCTCTCGGCGCTTGCAGTCTCGCTGGCCGCTGCCGATGCAGCCGACTCTGCCGCCGCTGATGCCGAGCCGGAAGCCGATGCTGCCGCGCTTTCTGCTGCGGTCTGTGCGCTCTCCGCCGCATCTCGCGCGGCCTCTGCCTTGCTCTGCGCGGTTTCTGCTTTGCCCTGTGCGGTCTCGGCTGCTGCCTGTGCCGTCTCTGCGGCATTCTGCGCATCCTCGGCTTTGCCCTGTGCGGTTTCTGCCGCTGTCTGCGCGTCCTTTGCCGCCTGTGCCGACTGTGCCGCCGCCGACTGCACCTGCGCCCAGATGGGCAGTGTGCCGGTCGATACGTCCTCATATCCCTCATAGCCCTTGCGTATCTTGCCGACCGTCGCCCACACCGTAGGTATCGCGACCGTGTTGGCGTTGTCTGCGCCGTACACGCCGACCATGAGTATCTCGTCGCTTTTCTCAAGGCATTCCTGCGGAATGGAGCAGACGTTGTTTTCCCAATACGAATCGAGCACGACCTTTGTAACGTCGCCTGCCGTGAATATCGCGGTTCTGCTTATTCCCGAATGCCAATCGGCTGAAAACTCGAATTTTATCTTTGCATTTATCATGCCGCTGGTTAAGGTTTCGTTTTCCGTCACCGTCGCCAGCGCTTTGCCGATCATGATTGTTGTCAAAAGGCTTTTCCTCCTTTTTTGCTTCTTGATTTCAGCATAGCAAAAGAAGGCAGGGCTTATTAAGCCCCACCTTCGCATGTTTTTATTTTTTTAGCCAACTGTTACATTTTTCGATAACTTCGTTGACGCTGCCATAAACGCCGGTTGCATATAAAGCTCTGCGTATCTTCTCGCGCTCTTTATTGTCGCCGTTTATGTACGCCTCTTTGTAACGTCGAGTGAGCGATGACTTGATGTTTTTCTCTTCAACGCCGTGTTCAGTCAGCTCATCGACTGCTTTCTTGATATCTCCGCCGTTGTCGATAGCATCGTAAAGCTTTGTGTAGTTGGAGGTCGTATCATTTTTCCACTTTTCGACCTCGAGCCATGCCTCACCCTCGTCCATACCGGCATCGTCCTGCAAAGCCGCTATTGCTTCATCGTCGGTGAGATATCCGTCGTTCCACGCATACTTCACAGCGCCCTCTTTACTCGGCTCATACGACCTTATCTTGTCGCTTGCAAAAGCATTATAAAGGCTTACACCCTCACGAGCTATGTTGTACAGCGGTATTCCGGTGATCTTGGAAAGGACATTGACCACTTTGTAATATCCGCCGAACTTCGTATATCTTGAGTCCTCGCCTTTTTCGCGTATTTCTCGGAAAATCTCAAGTGCTTTCAGTGAAGAATTGATTATATCGGTCAGCGGTATATCCGTACCGTTGCCGTATACCTCCACGCCGAACCACTTTTTATCCGCGTCATCAAGCAGCTTCTTTGTGATATCCCATACATTGCTTGCGTAAGGGAAATAGGTAAGAGGGTTAAGCTCATCGGCAAGCTTTATGCGCATTGCTCTTGTCCACTTCTGCCCGAACGTGCCGTATTCGTCATCGTCGCGCCACGCATCCGCGAGAGAGGCAAGCGCCGAGTTAATGACTGCGGCTACAGCTACGACTATGCATGTTTTGCTCAGCCTGCTGTAATCCGAGGGTTTGAGTTTTATGCCCTTTGCCTGTTTCATCTGGATGTCGAATATCTCGCTTGTTACAAGGCTTGCGGTCGTCATAGGCTCTGACATGAACGAGGTAAACAGTCTTGCGCCCGAACTGCGGTTTCTGGAAACCTCGCTCTTTGTAAGCACCGTATCAACGACCTGAGTGTTATAAATAACATTCTCAAACACTTTGCTTACTTTCGGGAAAAACTCTGCATCGCTTTCGCTCAATCCTGTCTCTCTGCGCACCTGCTTTTTTGAAGCATCCCACAGCGCCGCCCATGTGACCTTGTCTGCAAACTCAGCGCCTTTCATGCCGATTTCGTTTATCTTGCTTATCGTGCCCTGACTATGCTTTATAAGCTCCTGTACGCCTCTGCTGACGTTGACATCGTAGAAGCCAAGGTCTTTCCAAAGTGCTATGCCGGAGTGCTTGTGCATTTCCTCAATGTTTTGCTTGGTGCTTATACCTGCATAGTTTTTCAGACTCGATATCAGGTCTTTCGGGTCAAGATAGAGCGCCGCTCTTACTATAGCCGACGGCTGCTGTATCATAACTCGTGTGTTGTACGCGACCGCTGCTCTATTGACGCGGTTTATCATCCTCGAGTTAACGCTGCTGTCTCCGCGCCCCTCTGCGCCGTTGTACGCTTTGATTATGCCGGTAACAAACTGCTCTGCAAAGCCTCTGCCGTTTTTATCTGAGCCGAACGCTCTGCGCATCTCGGTACGCAGTGAAGCGGTAACGTTGCCTCCCTCGTCGCGTACTTTGATGTTGAACCACTTTGTCATATCCAGCAGCGGCAGCGCAAAACTGCGATACTGCGCCATTTCCGACATATGGTTTGCAAACACATCAAAGATATCGTAAACAACGATTGACTGATTTGCTTTTGCGCTCGTTTCTTTTGTAAAGCCCATATTGAGAAGCTGATAGAGGCTTGCGTTGTCGGTCTTTTCGTCAACCTTGCTGTCTGTTTCGGTGGTGTCTATCTTTATGGGGAAATAATTCTCATCCTTGAACATTTCCACATCAAAGCGCTTTCTCGAAACATAGTTGCCCCATTCGCCGCCTCGCTCGACCATGAAGCGCTGCAACTTATCGGCGACCTCTTTCTGCCGGTCTGTAAGCTCGCCGAACATTTCGTTAAGCTCAGCGTCAGTGAAAACGTGCTTTTCTTTGTCTGTTTGCAGATTAAACTTGCCGTCCTTGAAATTGGCAACCCTGAAACCGCCCGAGTCAAGGTGCTGTTTTGCCTGTGAGCGCTTGTTAAGCTCGTAAAGGCTCATGAGCTGCGCAGAAGTAAGCTTTACGCGCTGATCACCAAACTTAAACTCATGAGTTTCTTTCGCCCACTGCTTGACCTCTGCCGTAGTGTATGTGTCCTCTGCGAAGTCTATAACTTCTTTTGTGAGGAACGCCATGGTGTTCTGACCGTCAACAAATTCCTGATACATGCTTTCTCCGCCCTTGCCGAAGCGCTTGAAAACATGCGCCGGTCGCGAACTCTCCCACATGATCGCCTGGTCAAGTCGGTTCGCCGCGAGCTTACTTGTGAATGCCTTTGTTTTTGTGTACTCTCTGAGCGTTTCAATATCCGATTCACCGGCTTCATAAACGTGCTGAAAAGTCGCGTTTTGATACAGTCTGTTCATATCGGTTATTGCCTTTTTCATTGTTTTGACAATATCCGATAGCTCTTTGAGCTGTCCGGAGGTCATATCGTTTATTGTGTACGTTCCCTTGTTGTTTCGTGCAAGGGTATTAACGCTGCTAACAAAGTCCGCAAGCTGCGTTTCAAACTCAGGCGGTAAGTCGAGATCGCTGTATCTGTCCTCTCCGACCTTGCTGTCGGCGATATATCTTCTGAGCCTGTCGAGACTGTCGATATACTTCATGTCCTTTATTGTAGGAGCACCGCCGCCGAGCTGCTGAGAGCTGGTAAAGTCTATAGCAGATATGAAGTCTCTGACCGTGCTTTGAAGCTGACCGGGGATATGCTTGAGCGTATTCTTGTGATCGGGATTGAGCAGCCATTTGGACAGCGTGTTAACGTTTTTCTCTATCTGCCCTTTGTAGCGGTTTCTGAGCGCGGTTTCCTTGCGCTTGCTGTCAAGCCGCGCCACGCCCTCTTTGAACCGTTGAAGCTTAACCTCATTGCGTTCGCGTTCTTTTTTGACCGCGTTCTTTATCCTCTCGGCATTGTCCGCTTTGAGCTTTGCTTCTCGGGAGGCGGCTTTGTCTGCCATTGTCGGCGCGGTCTGGCGCACTTGGTTGCTGAGCATGCTGTCAATTATGTAATTGCGCATATACTCCGCCGCTTCCTCGGCATAGTAACCGTTCGGGTTTGCGTACTGCGGCGCTGTACCGTCGAGCACTTCTGCAATGCGTTCGAGTTGATTGGCAGGGTTAATAATGTCCTCGGGGAAATATCCCTCGCCGAACATGCTGTTAAGCTCTGCATACACGCTATCAACGCTCAAGCCGTTTTTGCCGAACATAATACGGCGTTTGTAACTGTTGCGTATGCTTTCAAACTCCGCCGAGCCGTCATCCTTGAGTTTGACTCTCTTGAGATAATCCTTGAGCCTGTTGTGCGTCTGAATATCTTCCTCATTGACTATCGTGGTGGCGTTGCTCACAACGTCCTCTGTGATATCCTGTGCCATTTCCGCAATGTCGGTATAGCGCAGCTCTTTTTCATTGAGGATATGCTCGCCGAGCTTGCTGAGCCGTTCTGTGATATCCTGCGGCTTGAGGTCTGATTCGCTCATGTCAATAACTTCTCGCGCAAGGCGATTCACGTCGCTTTGGCGCACGGTCTTTACCTTCGTGCGCTGCGTCTGGCCTTTCCAGTAGTCAACGCGCTTTTTGAGTTCTTTGTTCTGCCGCCGCAGCTCGGTAATGCTCTCCGGCTCGCGGGAGTAGCTATTGACATTGGTTTTCGCTTCTTCCGTAGGCTCAAGAGAATATTTCTTGACATTCTCACCGGAATCGCGTATACTACCTTTAGAAGCACCGCGACGTGCGGGGGCATCTTGCCCCCCTATCTGGTCTCTTTTCATGAGATCAAGCTCGTCAGCGGTGTTTTCTTTTATGTTGACGATATCATAGAGATACTTTTTGCCGTCCGAGGAATTAAGAATAACAAGCTCTGCGTCAAAAGATTTAATATTTGTAATCTTATTATTCTGCTTAACAGGGAATGCAAAAGCCGTTGAATACCTGTAAACGCCGTACTTCGCATCCTTATTTGCTATGTGTTTTGTTTTCTCCCATCGGCGATTTGTAGCTATCTCTATCATTTCTCCGAAACTGCCGATAGCTTTATTCTTCGCAGTCAGAGTTTTAGGGTTCTTTCGCAGCAATGCCCTTGTATACTCCGACTGGGTATACTCGCTGGGCAAATTCTCGCCGATATAAACCTTGCTCCCACTCTCGATTATCGTATACGCCTCGCCGATATGATTTGCGATATACGCCGCTACTTTTTTGTGGTTACGCAGTTCCTTAGCGGTCAACGGGCTGTTTTCAATCCATGCGATTTTCTTGCCGTTGACCTCTCGCGAATACATTGTGCCGCTTTTCGGCGGCGCTCTGCCTTTGTTCGCAGTCTCGGCGGTGTGCTTGCGGAAACTCTCCTGCACCTTGCCGTAGTTTGCGCTGTCGTGCTCCGTTCCGGCAAAGATGTTTATCTTGCCCAGCGCGTCGCAGCACATTTCCTCAAACGCCTCAGCCTCGCTTATCGTGTCGCCGTATGCGTGCCTGTAGACCTCGACAGCGCTGCTAAGCTCCTTCTCCGAGAGGTCTGAAAGCATGGCACTGCGCAGCTCGCCAAGGCTTATATCGCCCTGCGCTATCGCCGCATGCCCCATCTCGTGGCGCATTATCTGCTCTGCGGATATGTCGGGATGGTCTGAGCGCACCATAACGGTCTTGCTCTCGGTATCGACCATGCCTCTGAACTCGCCGCCGCTGTCCTTGATATTGCCGCCCTCGAAATATGTGACGTTATAGCCGTAGCTTCTTGCAAGCTCACGGCCTTTTTTCATGCTCTCGGTGTCCTCGCTGGAGTAGTAGACATTCTCCTGCTCTACGCCGTTATAGGCTACTTTTTGCCCAGCTTTGCCTTGAGCTGCGCTATAACCGCTTTGTCTGCCGCTATCTGTTCCGGCGTAAGCTTCGACTGCGCCTCTTTCCACTGAGGGTATTTGTCCTTCGGTATTCTGACCGTTAAGCCGTTGGCCGCTGTCGCGTAGACGTACTCCATTATTGTTTACCTCCTGTGTGTTTATCTGGTTGTTTACCTGTGTGCTTACATTATCACCCTGCGCCGCCGCATTGTCAACCGCCGCCTGAGTTGTAGATGCACCCATGTTATAGGCTATCTCCGCCTGTGCGCGGTTCAGAACGGGCACTTTGGTGAGCGACTCTTTGTTCGCGCCCTGCTGCCCCATCTGATACACAGCATCAAACGCCATCTCAAACGCCTCGGGAGACTCGACGGGATTTAAATTGTACACTCTGCTCACAAACTCAGGCGTTGCATCTATCTTTGCCGCAACATTGTTTATGCTCTTGCTTACAGCTTCATTATTTGAAACGTTTGTGTTAACAGGCGCAGGCATCTCCGAGCGTTGTGCAACATAATTTCTCAGCCCGGATAACTGCTGTTCTCTGTTCAGTGCAGCATACGGCAACGTCGGGCTTTCCTCATTGAGTCGCGTTTCTGGCATCGGCTGAACAGCAGTACCCTCATTTACCTGCGCTTTCTCGTTAGCTTGTGCAAGCCTGTAAAGCTCGTTACCGCTAAGCTGTTTACCGCTATTTAGCTTTTCATCGTATTTTCTTGCAAGCTCATAGCTTTTAGTGCCTCGTTCGCTTTCCAGTCCTTCGTCAACTAACTCTCGCTGAGAATTGCCGTATAATCTCTGCCCGGTTTCTCCGCGCTGTTTTGCTCTGTATGCCGCATTTATGCCGGTTGTAGGGAGACCGAGCAAGGTTGAAACGACCGCCGCACCGGTAGCTTCCTCAATCGCCGCCTTTGGATTGATTATAGAGTTTTCATCGTTTGCATCATACAGCGGCACGTCAGAGTATATACTCTTTAATCCTCTGCCCAAAATGCCCTGTATGATTTCCTCGCTTGCTTCTTCCCCGATGCTCTTAGCGTAGTTGAGAAGCAGACTTTTGTCGCCCTTATTAACAGCTTTTTTCACCCATTCGGGCAACTTCTGCAAGCCGCCAAGTTCGGAGACGCCGCCAAGTTCAGTAACCGCATTTCCTGCGCCATTCAGCGCAGCATAAACAAGCGCCTGCAAGTCATCTGCACCGTCTTGTTTAGCCTCGTCATAGCTTGAACCAAATGCCGAGCCAAATATAACTTGCGCATCCGGGCGCGTCGCAAACTGCTTTATCGCGTTCTGAGCTATAGTTCCGGTCTGGCTGAGTTTTGAGGCAGCCTGCCCAATCCGCGCAGCATTAGCAAGCGCAGCAGTATCGACAGCAGTTGCAAGGCTGCCGCCCATAAGAGTTGACGCCATCATTGCCGCCGCTTCTGAGGTCGCCGCGCTGTACTTATAAAGGGGGTTATCTGCATACGCAGCGTCGCGCTTTTGGCGGTATTCTATTTCTTTCTCACCGAGTTTATTAAAGGCTTTGATAGGGTTATCTTTAAAATTCAAGCCTTTAATTCCTAATGCATTATCCCCTGCAGCCTCTGCTATGCGGTCGCCGCCAAACATATACCAAAGCTCTTGCAAAGGGCCTCCGTCCTCGTCACCGAGGCTGGTAACAACATCAGCAGTGGAAACCAAGCTTTTGCCGATATCGGTTAGGCCTACGTCAATGCCTCTGAGTATCTTTTTATACCACTCAATATCGCCTGCCGATATCGCGTCGCTGCCTTTGGTAAGCTTTTCTCCACCCCCGGCCTGTTGCAGATATGCGTATCCGGGATTATTGCGCTTGACTGCATCGCCATCCCACATGCTAATATAGCCGTTGCCCTTGCCGGTTTCAATTTTTGAAGCCGCAGCTTTGCCTTTTGCCCCATCGCCGTATACTTTGCTATATACATATCCGGGATTGTTGCGCAAAAGTGCTTTTGACTTCTGCTCATCATCATAGGTTTTTGCTGCCGCACCGCTTTTTATTCTTGCAATATACTCACTGCGCCAATCTGAATTGGTGCTCTTGCTTTTTTCGCTGCTTGCATTGTCGCCAACCCAGTTTTCATTAGCTTTCAGTTTCGCAATGTATTTTTTTATGCTATTTGAAGCCATTTAGCACCTCTCGTACTTCATTACATTTTCAAACCAACATAAGCTGCCAGAGTATCGGCCTGTTTTTTGCTGATTTTGCCCTCGCTGATCATTTCAACAAGTTGGTTTTGTGCCCATGTCGTACCGTTTGCCTGTTTGCCGTAGTAGAGCGTGTCTCTCAGGCCGCGATATGTGGCATCATCGACGCCGGTCTCGTTAAAAGTGCTGGATGAGCTTTTTTTGCTGCTTCCCCCTCCGCTGCTCCTGCCGCTTGCACTCTGCGCCGCCGCCTGAGCCGCAAGCTGTGCGTAATAGTTTTTAAGTGTCTGCACATACTCATCGCTCAATCCGGAACGCAAAACGAGATCGGCAGAAGGCGAGCCACCGACCTCAAGTATTGCTTTGACCTGATCTGCCGCCGAATTCATTTGAGACTGTAGCTGTGCATAATTTATCTGTGCTCTATCATAGTCCTGTGCATCCTTTGCCATGTACATGTTATACTGATCTTTAAGCTCGTCGCCCTCATCCTGATACCGCGAATATGCCAGCTGGTAAAGCTCCGGCACAACGCCGTTGAGCTTCTGCAAATACGCGTCATACTGCTGCTGACCGACTGCCTGACTGTAGCTTGAACCGTAGCCGCCCGTAAGAGCCGCCGCCTGACCCATTGTGTCCTGCATGGCAAGTCTGCCCTGATTAATGTACTGTTCCCTGTACAGCTTATACAAAGGGTCTGTCTCGGTGTCGTAACTGAATCTTTCTCTGTTGAGGAGCTTATTGAAAAGCTCATTTATCTGTGTATCATACTGCGGAGTATAGGTGTAATTGGTCTTAGCGTTTGGAAGCCCATCACCGTCTATTTTGGCATTGCGCTGCTGCTCGTATTGAGACGCTGCGGTATAATCGCCTTTACCAAATGCCTGATATATCTTCTTCATATAATCCGTGCCGCTATCGTATTCAACACCGTTGTATTCTTTGGGAAGGTACGAAGAATAATTGTTGGTCTGGGCATAATTAAGCGCTTCACCTTGAATCTTCGCGTTTCGCGCCTGCTCATATTTTGCTGCTGCCGTATAGTCGCCAACGGCAACAGCATCGTTTATTTTTTTCTGATAATCGGTATCCCTATCATATGTCGTTTTTTTGATTGCCATATTTATGCCTTCCTTTATCTAATCTTTAGTTGCAAAGTGCTATGTTGTGCGTTTCCACATATAGACCACTAAATAGGGCGGTAAAGTATTAAATGCCGTTCCGCTGCCTGTAGCGCCTGTCGGAATGCCTTGGGCAGCTGTTTTAGCGCTGGTTGAATAGCTTGCAAAGTCCAAGTTGGCCGATATGCTGCCGCCGCTTGTTGCAACGTATTGGGGGTGGGTATGGCTTGGCAAATTAGCAGCAGTTAGCTGACATGTAGCAGCACCGCCTATTCTGCCATTAGTATAGGAAGTACCGGCTCCAAGCAAGAACCTATCCTGAATCTGCGTCCAACTGCCGCCAAATAGCTGAGCTGGATCAGTGCTGTTAACGCTCATATAGATGCTGCCCACTGGATATACTAAGTCTGCTATGCTGCTGCTGGGATCGTCGCCAATTCCAAGATCAGCCGCCAACTCTGAGGCAGATCTATATTCTATAATGTTGCTGTCACTGAAAACCGCTATTTTTTTAGCCGCCGTGTTCATTCTGCTAACGTTTGTCAAGCGAACATCCCCGTTTATCTCACCACCGTACTTATTAAATTTCGATTGAAGCTGGGCGGTAACGGTTTTGTTCTGCACGGGATTTTTGCTGCTTCCGTCCAGCTTTTCTTCAACGTCAGACTTATTGAGCTTGTCATCTAATGCTGCTTTGATAACCTTGTTCTGAACAGGATTTTTGCTGCTTGCGCTTAAAACATCATCAAGCGCAATGCTGTCGTTAAGCAAATACGGCAGGTTATCCGATAATTCCAGCAGATATCTCTGCATTGCGGCAATGTTTTCTTCCTGCGTTCCTTTAAATAAAGGTGATTGCGGTGGAATAATATTCATCGAATGTCTGTACCTCCCTCAAACAATTTGCTCATGCTGTAAAGTCTGACCTCGCCGCTGCCGGTGAGCTTTATTCTGAAATGGTCACATCGTCTCGGCCTTACGGGGATCATGAAAGAAGTTGTGCCGGTTCCCTTGATGTGCCCTTGATGCTCCCACTTCCCGCTTGAATCGTACTCAATATAGATGTCCATGTATGAACCTTTAGGCAGCATCATACGCAAGTTGAAACGGCTGATGTACTTTTGCCCTGTATAACTGTAGCCTTGCAGACCCGTGACAGCTTCCCACTCCGGTACGCTCTCTTGTGCGCTCGTTTTGTTGTAATCGCTTATAAGATGTATATCATAGCTATCAGCGCTCTCCTGCGTTACGTATAAAGTATCTCCGTTCACTGAGCAAAATTGTACTGCGTGACTTTCATCCTCTTTATGCCACAATCCCTTTGCAGCGTCGTAAGCAAACATCGCCCACTGTCCGCTTGAATTCTTCATTGAGATATAGTATTTGCCGTTAGCACTGCCGCCGACAGCATCTGTGTAACGCTCATCTCCAAGGTTGTCCCCTGTAGAATATGTTGTAGAACCGTCAAATGCCACAACGCCGTTACGAGATTTGTAATAGCAAACATTCCCGACCATTGCGACTGAGCCACTGCAACCGTCCTGCACGCCGTCTATCACTTTATCCTGTATCTGATGCGCTCCTGTTGACGATACAAAGACCTTGTGGAAGCAGTTTTCTTTGAAAAATATCGGATATCCGTTAACATTCGCAGCGCCTGTAAACTCGCCCGGTGTGCCGCACGATGCTTTATAGCTATCTGTGGATATGCCCTGAAACACATTCCAGTTAGTTGCATCACCCAGCTTGCAAGCATATATCTCATTTATTCCTTTCATGTTTGCGCTATCAGACTTTCTATAGTGGCAGCCCCACAAACGATTTTGCGCTTGTATGACAAAATCCATATCAGGGACATCCCTGCTCATAAAAAACATACTGCCACTTGAATCAATGGTTTGAGTTGCGCTTATCGTACCGGCTATAACATGCTCAGTGTTATTTCCTTCAACCCACGACTTAACTATTATGTGTGTCCCCTCTATGCCGATCGTGTCTTCTTTGTTATTTATAGTTGTGGATATTCTTACCGCATCACCGGCCGGAAACGTATATGATGAATAAATGTCATTGCCATTCGTAGCAATGGTTATACGCACATATGTACTTGTCCCGGAAGTTATAATTTTGCCGTCCGAATCGCACGGGCTTATCTTGACATAAGGCAATGGGGCAGAAGTCATAACAACCTGGCTGTACATTGAAAGGTGGTGTGAATAATAATAGCCATCGGCATTTTTCTTTGTTTTCACTTTAATACCTGTTGGGAATATAACTAAATCATCGTTAAAAAAAAGTAATTGCACTTTGTCGGAGAATAAGAGTTTTCCCAGATCCGCATAATCATCATATGTGATAGCCGTCATATCTTCGAGATTACTGTAATCCGGCTCTTCTGCCGGATAGCTTTTGTATATTTTATAAAGTCTCTCTGAGCTATATTGGCCGCCGGACTTGTTCCCGATAACATACAAATCTCCATTACTGTCTACAGTCATTCCACCTATGTACGCAAACACGCCGCTCTGAATGAGACTTCGTGCCGCCCTGTTGCCCATGAGCGGGTAATAGTCCGACGTGAGATTTTTCATATCGTAAAACTCGCCGTCGCCGATTTTGTAGTTGTGGTTATAGCCGCCGAAGGTATCAACGACTGTTTCAACCGTGCTGCTTTCGGGTATAGTTATATATGTCGGCATGCTGTCCTCCTAAAATCTGAAATGCGTCAGTTTCGGCAGTGGCCTGTGCGCCGCGTCATACGCCTGCGCAAATCGCGTATAACCATCGTTGTAAAACAGAACGGCCTTGTTGTACTTGGCATCCTCGCCGTTCTGCTGCGCTATCTTGGCCTGTAGGTAATTAACATAGATATCCTCTGCATACGGCTCAGGAACCAGCAAGTCAGTTGCTATGTCCTCTGCTGCATACTCAGGCTTTTCAAACCTCTCCGCGCCCTCGTGCGTGGCTATCAGGTCTGTATACACCATCTGGTCAATAGTCAGCAGCCATCGTACCTTTTCGGTTTCATCGTATGCGTTAGGCGTAAGCTTATCGGTAATGTCTATTGCTTCTGCAATTGTCATATTGTTCTCCTATTAAAATAGCCGCCATGAGGCGGCTGTTATTTTTGATATTAATTAGTGCGCGGCAAACTTCATCTCGTCGATGTGCTCGTCGAGCATGCGCTGAGCGTAGTTTGAGCGCTCGATCTCGTCCGCGACTTCTTTCGGGACGAGGCTTGTTTTGCCTTTGGGCAGCAGATAGTTTTTTCCGTTTATCGATACAAACAGATCGGGGTCACTGTTTCTGTCGCCTCTCGGTATAAACATTTCAACTCTTTCATCTTCTGTTTTTTTAGCCATGTTTCGCTCCTCTCAGGCGGAGGGGCAGAGTGTTCCGCCCCTCCCGGGATAATTACTTGTTTTCCTCGTCAGTCGCGGAATACGAGCTGACGGACATCACGCGGAGTACGCGCTCAGGGTAAAGGATAGTTGCGCCGTTGGTCTCGAACTTGTAACCGATGGTGCTGAACTGGTTAAGAGGGCCGCCGATTTCGTCCTTGTCATGAGCGATCATCTCAAGGCCGCCGCCCTCGGGGTCGATAATGCCAAAGCCGTCCTTGCCGAAGAAGTAAGTAGCATAAGTTACGCCGTCGGACTTATTCTTGTAGGTGGTGCTGCCGGAATACTTGTAGCTTGCGCCGAGAATAGGTGCATAGGTATCCTCGATGAAGCGGCAGCCGTGCAGCTCGCCGATTTCGCCGTTGAAGATCTCGGAGGTAGCTGCATACTTATGCACTTCAATCCATTCCTTACTCTGGCGCAGGTCATACGCAACAGAGGGATGGATAACAGCATAGTATTTGCCGTTTATCTTGGGCACACGGTCTTTCTTGAGCTTAGTAACGGCCTTGTTTACCATGGTGGGGGTAAGCAGTGCCCAGCCGTCAGGAGTCGAGCTGCCGCCGCTGGAAGTAGTGCCGCCTGCGCCCATGGTTGCCGGGGAAGTAGGAGTAGAAACTTTAGTTCCGTCCTCGGTGACGTTATCGCAGTACATTACGTTAGTGCCGACAAGCAGCGCATCACGGATAAGGGTTTCCTGAGTAGCCGCAGCGGATGCGCCCATTTCCTCGGTCGCTGCAAGAATGACATCGTCATATGCGCGCATCTCGAGCTTATCGGTGATAGAGGTGTAAGTGCCGTACTGCGTGATAGATGCCGTCAGCTTGGTTGCGCCAAACTGCTGACCGGTGGGGATAACGCCTTCCTTAAGCTCGGTCGCCTTTGCAAAGGTGTTAAACTTACGCCATTCAACAGTGGTGCCGCCGTTCTTGGGCAGTCTCTGCTTGCGGCCAAACTGCGCATAGAACATCTCAACTCTGGCATTTTCGAGCAGCTCAGTGTCATAGAACGTCTTAAGTTCGGGCGCCATCGTGTTAGTGGCAGGGCTGGCCGCGACGGCCTCGCCGGTGTATGCGTTGGTGTAGTTGGAGGTGCCGTTGCTAACAAGGGTGTTAACAACGGTGCCTGCATCTGCGAAAATCTGAATCCAATTAAAATTGATCATATCGTTTCCTTTCATGGTCATAGGCCACGCGGAAACGCTCAAGGCTTAAAACTGCCCGGGATATATCTTTTCACCCGATCTGATCCGGGCTTTCAACGCCTCTCTCTGCTCCCGTGTGGCGTTTCTGTAATCAAACGTCTGAATGGAAGCGTTAGAGGACTTGGGAACGCCGCCCTCACTCGGGCGCGATCTATTCGACTGCACAGCATTAGACACCTGCTGCACCGATGCTTTCAGCGCTGCCTGCCGTATGCTTTCCTTTATTTCATCTCGATGCACAAGTTCATATGCATCCTCGAGGGAAAACATCAGGTCAGGCGCGGTCAAGCGTCGGAATGTAGGGTTGTCCAGCTCTTTCCGCAAATCAAAGTTGGGGTATTTTTTCTGAAGCTCAACGGCCTGCGCGTTCATCTTGCCCAGATGCTCCATAAGCTTCTGCTCGTTGATAAACTGCTGCTTTTGCGCTTCTGCCGCTCTTGCCACAGCCTCGGAGCGCTCGAGCTGCTTTGCTACCTCGGTCGATACACCCAATTCCATCGCACGGTCTTCGTAATACTCGTCATCATCCGCGACCGCTTTTGCGATTGCGTCATAATCTCCCGAGTCTACGCCGTACTTTTTGGATAGCAGCTGCAGCGCCGGAGCAAGCTTCTCAAGCCCCTCGGCGTCCGCCTTGTACTTTGTCTTTGCCGACGAGACTACTTTCTGCATCTCCCGGTTATAGTCGGGGTCTGCCATGATTTCATCCCATGTAAGCCGCTTTGCTGTATCTTTAGTCTCTGCTGCCTCTATGGCTTCCTTTGGCGCAGCGGCGGCCTGCGCATCGGCTTTAGGCTGATTAACAGCCTTGCCATATTTCGCCCGTCCGAGTTTTTCCTTAGGCACTCCAAGCTCTGCGAGCCTGTCAGCCGTGGTTTTCGGTGCTGTCTGTTCGGCGGCAACAGACACATTAACGCCCGTGTTCTGCCCGGCGGCGGCAGATGTTTCGCCCGAAGTGGCTGCACCGCCATCGCCGGTACCGTCCGCGAATAGCTGCAGCCAACTGAATTTGTTGTGCATTTACATGCCTCCTATTTATTTGCCCGTAGGTGGACAAGTCCGTCGTACCGCCTGCAGGGCTCGAACCTGCATCTCTATCTCTCCGAGCGTTTTACCGTTAAACTAAGGCGATATACAAAAGGGGCGGAGAAGGGGGGACTCCGCCCACAAGAAAGGAGAAAGCAGACTATTACAGCCGCCGTCTGCCGGGGCGGCATCTTAAAGGAGGTGAACTTGCTGTCTCATGCAACCCACGTTTTCAGCATAGCATTTACTTATGCTTTGCTTTCAGCCCCACCTTGCGCATTTTTTTCAGTTTCTGTGAAAATTTTTATGTATTCCGGGTATTCCTGCATCAGCAACACAAAGCCCTTGACTATTACCGACATTTCAATGACCGCCACAGGGTCATATTCAGTCAGCTTTATTCGCGCTTTGCCGTCGGATATATCAATTTCCGTGATATCTTTGGAACTTTCCTGCAAAATAGCCGCTGCCGTGCGCACAAGGATCGTCGCAGCCGCGCATATCAAATCCTCGCCTTTGGGCGCAGACCGCGCATGCCCTTCGATTTTTAATTCGAATGTGCTGCCGGTGCTGTTTACGCATACGTTTATCATGTCGTTGCATATCCTCCATCGGGCATTGCCGCCTCGCGCGTCTTTGCCCGGGCGTTAGACACCTGCGCATGTTCGCGCTTGGCAGGGTCTTCTGCAATCTGTATATTCGCCTGCGGTGTGCTGATCTGTACGTTAGCCTGCTGTGCTATAGCCTGTATCTGTGCAAGCGACTGCGCATCACCGCATTTGGCCGCAAGCAGTGCCGCGACTTGCAGTACCGTATTAAATCGGTCAAACAGTGTGCCGTTCTGCTTGATGGTCTTTCGAACGTTGTCGATGCTGTCAAAATCCATCATCGTAAGGCATGCAAGCGCCTGGTCTGTCTGCTGCGGATTGAAAAAGCCGAGGTTATAAAACTGCAAAGCCAATTCATTATTTGACATCTTGGTGTATGCCGTGCGCTTCTGCGGAACGACATTGATATCAAACTCCGGCACACGCTGCCCGATATCGTATCCGGCAAACATCTGTGTCTGCGGCTTTATGTGCTCGTTGGAATAGCTTAAGAACAATTCCTCGCCGCCGTCGCCCAGAATGCGGAACTGACGCGGCGCATCGTAAAACTGCCTTATCAGCTCTATGACAAGATAGTTTAATTCGCTGTATGCCCTGTAGCTTGCCTTGGTGCTGTCTCTGCTGCCTTTGCCGCTGGCTTCCTGCAATGCCGCTATTGCGCTTGCAGCCGTTACTCCGCTGCTTGTCGTGCCTGTTGCGGTTTCTGTGTTGCCGCTGGTTTCGCGCAATTCGTTGATGCTAAGCTGCAGCATGCTTATATAGTTGCCGTCAAGGTTATCGTGCGTAACAGGCTTTAGGTTATCGTCGTTTAAGCTGCCTTCGACGTTTATGATGGTTTCATTCAGGTTCGTAAACTGCTCAACATTCACGCCGCAGTTGGCTTTCTTAAAGTACCTGGGTTTTGCGCCGACCATTGCATTTTCCACATACGCCGTTTTCATCAGGTCAATTTCCGTCTGCGGCGCTTTGCACAGGTCTACATAGCCGTATCCGCATGGGCTGCCTTCAATGGGAAACAGCGTGTCAAACACATACGGGTATTTGCTGTGGTCATACCAGCCGGCCATTGCACGGTCAGGGTCATTTTCCGTCGCGTAAAGCACAGTGCCGGGGACAAACAGGATGTAGTGCAGCACGCCGTTTTTGTGATAGTACGCGCTGATAACGGGTACTTTGTCCGTAGTGTCTACATGGTCATCGTAGCTGTATTTGCTGGTTATAAAATCATGCGGTATGTTCTTGCCCTCCGGCAGCTCGCCCGGGAACATGGCGCGGACTTCGGTTTCGTCCTGAAAATCGACCTCAAAGAAATACTTTGACTGCTGTATATCCTCGACTCCCGGCTCCCAGAACAGATTAAGGATGTTGCACTTGCGCACATCGATATCGCCCAAGCCGTTCATCTTGTTCTTATCCCATATGACCTTGTACACGCCTGTGCCGGTCTTTAGCTTCGACCACATAACTTTGCTATAGGTAGTCTCAAACTGGTTCTTTTCCAGCACAACAGGGATTATTTTAGACAGCATAGCCGCCTCTGCTTTATCCCCCTGTTCTCGTGGTAGTATGTTAGGCTCGGGGTATGCATCCATTGCGTCGGCATGTTTGTTTGTGATTACGTTATGCAGCCAGCCGCTTTTGCTTCTAAACCCCGGCTTTGCGTGACCGTCCTTGTCTTCTTCGACGTCATTTCGCAGCTTCCACCAGTTTTCCGACGCAATGATACGGCTATCGACCGTCTTCTTCCCTGCACGATATTTGTTCAGTGTCTGCATCAAATCCTGTATCTGCTGTTCCCCAATGGGTTTTATGCCAAGCATCTGCGCCGCAGTTTCAACGCTGCCAAGCTCAGGCGCTTTGCTGCCGTCTGCGCGTATAGTGTCCTTAGTGATATCCATTTGCTTTGTATCCATCCTTTTTGTATTGGTTCAGTGGGTCTGACAATATGACTTTCGGTTTTTGAGGTATTATCGGGCTTATCGGTCTTGTCATACACATATATCGCCATTCGTCGGAGCAGTTGTGACTGACAATGCCGCCCTGTATCACGAAACTGTGTGTGCCCTCGACTTCCATGTTGTAAACATCGGCTTTTCCTACTCTCTCAATTTTCTTTATTTTCATTCTTTTGCCTCTTCCGCCGGAACGCAGCTTTACAGTTGTTACAGCAAAAGTGATTGCCGATATATCGAACCGCCTTACTTTGATATTCCTTTTTGCAGTTATCGCATATGTATGTCCTTAAAGGCGCTTTACGCCAATATTCGTGCATATGCTCAGAATGCCACTTATTTCCCTGTTCGCTTCCATGCCACTGTGCAGCAGCTTTTACTGCCTCTTTTATGCATTCACGCGATTGTTCTTTTCGCTCAGGCGATGACATATGTCCGCTCAAATGGTCATGTCCTTTAAGCAGAGCAAGATTGCTTATCTGGTTATTCGCTCTGTCACCGTCTATATGATGCACATGATATCCTTTGGGGATTTCGCCGTTGTGGTATTCCCATACCGTTCTATGTAGTCGCTTTCCTTTTCGCTGATAATACGCGCCGCAAAGATAGTACGAAAAACCATTAAACTTCTGTATCGTGTCGCTTATGACCTGCACATTCAATCGTCATTACCTCCTCACCTGCCACAAGCTCGCCTGCAGTTTTCCATTCGCCATTTGCCAGCATAAGCCTATGGTCATCAGTGCATTTAACCGTTGTTCCGTCTTCTAATGTTATTTTTAATATATGGGTATTTTCCCTTGTAAGGCGTACATCGTTGTATCTGTGATATTGCCCGTCATGTGAAAGCACGGTACCGCATGTATCAACAAGGCTTTCAATTGGCTTGTAACCGTTGCCGGTTAGTACCAATGTGTCGCCTGTCAAGCAATGATCTTCCATCGACGTGTCCAAATCTTCCGGTTTATGTTCGTCGTACATCAGCAGCGGTATAGTACGGATAAACGCCTTGCAGTTGTCGAATACATACATGCGCGGATAACCGTTATCGTCAAATTGCAGTCGATAATGGCATTGCATCCAGCCTGCAAGCCGCTTGTTGTCGCCGGGGTCGAAGTATATGCCGTATTTTTCGGCGGTCTCCGCGACCGACACGCCGCGCGACACATCCCATATTGACGGGTCAGCAACGCCAAGTATCTTGCGCCCTTTAAGCCATGGGTGCGTCTGCTCCGTCTCGCGGATACGCTTAAACTGCTCGTCGGGTGTCCACTTTACACCTTCGTTTGGCGTATCTGTGCAGCCGTATAGCTCCAAAACGCGATACAGTACGCCGTCATAGTCGATAGCCCACCACGCGCAGCTGAATGGTTTGTTATAGCCGAAGTCGTATGACCTGTATATCGTCCAGCCACGTGCAGCACCTTCGTTCAGGTCAAACGCCGGTATAACATGCGTAAATCTGCGCTGTGCTATAGCTTCTTCCGGCGTTATCCCTGCCTTTGCGCACAGTTGCGCATCCGGGCGCGTTCTGAAATCTTCAAAGAATGCGCCGTCGAATATGTCCCATTCGCCCTCAAGCCATGCCTTGCGCAGCTTAGGCGGCAGGGCTTCAAGCTTTTTGATATAATCAGGGTCTGCATCCATCAGCGGCTTGTTGTCCGTGACCTTGCTTTGAATAAATGAATAGTCCTCCGGGTTCTCCCCATCGGTATAGGCGCGGTCTATCGCCAGCCGTTTCACCCAACTGTGACCCACGCCGCCGGGGTTACATGTAACATATATCCGCCGCGGGAAATCATTCGCGCCACGCACGCAGGCCGAGAGCTTCCTAAACCGTTCTTCGGTTTGGTGGGTACCTTCGTCCAAAAACAGAATATCCGTTTCTGTGCCCTGAAAGCGTTCTGCATCCTTGTCGGTATCGCAGTACCTAAACAATATTCTGCTGCCGTTCGGGAATGTAATGACCTTCTTCTGATCGTTATAGCTCGCCATGCGCTGTGATTTATCAGCATCATAGCAATGCAGATCGCGTGTCAGCGGCACTATATGGTTTTCCTGCAACTCCGGGTACGTTTTTCGCACGATCATGCATGTTATCCCCGCGAACTTAAAGCAGTACAGCGCCGCCGACGCACGCAGGACGAAGCTTTTGCCGCCGCCGCGTGCGCCGCCAAAGAACACAACATGTGCCCTATCCTTTAAAAATTCCTGTTGTGTAGGGCTTAGGTAGTCGATTTTGTATTCAGGCATGGTTATTTACAGCAGAAATCATCGGCACCGGCAATGATAACGCGCACCGGCTCCGGCTGTGCTTCCCCTGCCGCCTGGCGCTCAAGGTTTTTAATTCGCGCTTCCTGCTCGCGTTTGTCAGCATCGGATTTAACGCCCTGAATTTCTGCAAGGTCTTTCATTGCCCCTGTAAGGCTTTTCAGGCCGCGTTTATCCTTGATAATATCCGCATCCGTTAACTGCGCTACAGCGCTGCATAGCTTGCTTGACAGCAGCCCGGCGGCCTCTAACAGGCTTTTGTATTCCTGATAGTCAATCTCCAACTGTGCTTTGATACGGTCTGCGCCCTTGGCCGCGCTATACTGCGTCCGCTTCTGCGCCCATTTTTCACGTTCTGCGCGTTTACGCAGGGTGCTGTAAGAAACGTTGTGTTTCTCGGCAAGCGGCCTTGTTCCTATGTCCGTAGTGATGTATTCAGTTTTGATATCATCCCATTTACTCATGCTTTTATAATAATGTAGGTGGCGCTGCATTAATCAGCCCCACCTTGCGCACTTTTTTGCTGCACATAAAAAAACAAGGGTAACGCTTAATGCGCTACCCTTTAGTATTTTTCCGCTAATGTGATCTTGTAGACCGGGCATTGGGCATATTGAGTGCAGCAGTATTTTGACACATATACCCGGCGTTTTTGTTCGTCGCCTTTAAACCATAGCTGCAATCTCGCGTCACCGCATGGGCCTTCACAAAATATCTTGTTCTCACGTGCCGAGCCTTTTGACCAAAACGGGCATTTTGCCCGGCTGTCATAATATCCGTCAGCGCCCCTCATGCAGCGTGTACCTCGCGTATCGCGTCGGGATGCCGTAACGGTTAAGTCCGGTCTCCATCGTTGTTTCAACGTCATAGCCGCGCTTGCGAAGATCAAACACGCGCCCAGATGCCCTGCCTATGCCGTAGTCATACATGGCCTCGCGGCTTGTTATGCTGCCGTGTTCGCGCATGTGGTTTAACATCATTTCGCACTGACTTTGGATTATCATGTTCCGCGATACCTCCAACATTTTTTAGTTGTAAATGTCTTTACCGCCCTTGCGCGTTTTATGTAGCCGGTCACCAGCAGCTCCCTTGCCGGGTATTCATTCCGCGCCGCCGCCTTACGCTTATCATTCTCCGCACAATACGCCTGATAGCTGCTGCAATTGGCGTGGCAGCCTACGCGGCGCACTGTGCAGCCCTTGCAGTCATTTCTCATCGGGTACTTTCCTCGGCCAGAAACGATTACACCAACCGTCACGGCGGCAATTGTGCGTCATGCAACAGTATTCACAGCACCAGTCGTAAAAGCTTGTGTCGCTCCTCCGGCAGATTTCGCGCACAGCGTAGTCGTATCTACGCATAAGCTGCATTGCTGACTTGCTGCCATCGACAATCTTTGCCGCAAGTATGTTGTTCGCAGCGTCTATCGCCTCAAAGTCCTCCGCCGGAACGGCGTTCAGCATTTTGATAAGCCATATTCGCAGTTTATGCAGTAGCTTTTTTATCATTTTCACCACGCCTTTCCTGATTTTTCATTGCGTTCGGGCAAATCAACCATTTCAGGCCGTTTTATTTCCTGCTCCACAGCCCACGCTATATTCCACAGTGCCGCTACAAGGTGATGCGCTTCCGCGTCGCCCTGTATGTACAGGCTAAGATGCCGTATGCCGCTGTCTATCAAGCTGTGCTGGGGTATGCCTTTGTCGACGTTCCTTTCCCCATAGTGGATAGCGCCGCGTTCACAGTGCTGTGCAAGGGCGTGTATCGCTCCCCAGGGCAGCAAATCATAGCGGCCTTTCCCCGCGGCATTGTCCCTCACTGCGCCGGTAGAAAACTCGCGGCGTTCATCTTTTTCGAATTTCACTATCCTCCCACCTTTCGCCGATATCTTCTAAAAAGTGCAGAAATTCATGCGTATCTGCGCAATAATATTGTTTGCCGTTAACGGTAACCGTGTAGCTGCCGTCGTGGTTGCTTTTGGCTTCCCAGCCTACGTTTTTAGCCATTATCGCCTACCATACCTTTCATCGAATGGCGAGAAGTTATCCTCGCCCACTATTTCACGGATGCGCCGGTCAAGGACGGTTTTTGAATATTCCAGGCTTTTATCGCCCACGCTGTCTTCTACGAACAGTTCGGCAATTTCGTTTACATACATAACGAATCTTTCGCCGAACGCCTTAGCGCGTCCAGCGCCCAAGCCCAAAATATCATTAGCGGCCATAAACGCCGCGTCTTCGGCCATCTGCATACGGTTATTCACATAAAGCTGCATCTCTATGTCGAATTCGTGCCGTATACGCTTTGCAAACCCCGATTGTTTTCTACCCATGCTTAGTCACCACCTTAAATCGCTTTGTATACGGTTCAAAGTCCAGCGGCAGGCAATTCAACTTCGCCGGTGTGTTCATCCTGCAATCGCTTAGCGGACATTTAAAGCAGCTATCGCTATAAATGCAGCGCTTGGTTTTTTCACGTGTTCGCATTGTCAGTTTCCTTCCAATCCATGGCTTTTCCTAAGCCAAAACTGATACCCCAAAAGCCCCATATAATACTAAGGCGGTAAGGGTAACGATATATGCCGTACTGCTTTTTTATAACGCCAATAGCAGGCAGTATGGCAAACTGATTAGGCATATAGTCTGTGTAGATAAATCTCATTGTCAATTCCTCCCCTTTCTTATCGTCGTTTTAACGCTTTCAACGCCGTCGCGGACCGTCTTAGCCAGCACATCAAAGTTTGCGTTTATGCAGTCCTCGTTGAGCTTCCGCGCCGTCGATATCGTTTGGCATATATCGTCAGCAGCTTCGGTTATGGTGTTCACTGCCTCATCGAGCTTTTCAAGCAGTTTGATGATTGCCGCCGCCGTGTTGTCAATCGGCTCTGCTGGCGGTTCGGGCTGCGGTGCTGCTTCTGTCGCTTTGGGCGTTGCGTAGCGATACCGTACCGCCTCAATAGTCTCCGCGACCTCCTGCGGCAGTTGCGTATCGAGGTATTCGCAAGCCCATGCAATCACCGCGCCGGTTGTCGCATGCCGAGAATATTCTATTAACTCGTCCCATTGCTCATTGGCAGCGCACCACCGGCGCAACGTCGGCGTCTGACCGCCTTTCGCAGATTTGGTCTATAACGCGCTTGCATTCAGCAACCATCTCGGCGGTTGTCCAGCGCCGATACGTTCGCGTGTCCGGGGCATCGCGATAACATCCGAAATAGTCTAAAACTTGTGCATAACCCCATCCAATGAACCAACCGTCGTGATCTGCCGCATCCAGCGTGCTTTCGGAATACGTTATTCCACCATGGCAGTTAATCGTTTTAGCGTTAATCGCCTTATCGTAATGCTTGATATCGACATACGCGCACGGATGCATTCCGCGGCTTACAACGTAGTAATCAAATCCCTTATACGTATCGCAAGCCAGCAATTCAGCATCACAGCGCTCAGACTTGTAAACCATTTCTTTCATTTGTCAGTCCGCCTTTCTCCATAGCTGCAAAAATCGTCAGCCTTTACACACGGTAAGCCATAATCACATCCGCATTCGTATTCATCCGGTTTGTAATACTTGCAGTCCTTACACCGCACTACCAGGACATAGCCCATCTGCGCCGCCATGCGCTTAAACTCGCTTTTTGTCGGTTCGTGAATATAAATAGGCTCGACAGCAGGCGCACACTTAATGCGCTCGATAACTTTGCGAGCGCCTCGCATTTCTGCGCTCGTTATTTTTTCTCTTACCGTGTATACCACCGATTGTTCGATGTCATGTAACAGCGCTTCACGTTCTATGTATTCAGCCATGGTCGTTCTCTTTTCCACTAAGCCACGCACGCAGCTCGTGCACGCACGAAACGCACAGATCATAGTCGGTCTCGTTTCTGCTCATGTTATGCCGCCGCATTCCTGCATAGATCACGGAGCCCTTTGGGTTTATCTCCGCGCCGCAGCGGTCACAGATCAGTTTTGTCGCCATCTTTCCTTGCCTCCAACGCCTCTTTCGCTTTTTCTCGGGTCAAAAAAATCGTTTTCCCTATGGAACTTTCCACGTATGAGCAGAACGGGATTGTATCAATGTCCCACCGTCCCTGTATTGCGAGGTATCTCATGTTTACGACTTTGTGCTCTAAGATTTCTCCGGCGAACACTCTGAATAACGTGTCACCCACCTTGCACGGCTTCACCACTACGCGCCCGTCCTTGTCGGCTTTCAGCAGTTCTCTGATGTGCTCGGTCAAGCGGTCGTTGTCGTTGTTTTTTTCAGTTTCCGCAAGTTTCCGTTCCGCAAGTTCTATGCGTTTTTTCAGCCATTCGTTTTCACGCCGAAGGTCTTGGATTGTCAAATCTTTCTCTGTCATAGCCACCTCAATAACCGTACGGGTATGCCGCGACCGCATGTGGCGCAGTCGTTTGCTTTTCGAGTTCGGTAAGCCTACGGGCGATATCATTGAAAGCTCTGCGCATGCGCTTATCAAGCTCGTTTATGCGCTCATCATTCCAGCGCTTTTCTTCGCGCTCGTTCGCCCACTTTTCATACTTCGCCTGTTCCTCAGCGCGAACCTTTTCCATTGCTTCTTCAAACTTTTTCTGCGTGATTATCATTTTCTGCTTTCCTTTCTTCCAAAAATCCTAAATCAATCTGGTTAATCTGCACCGCATCCATCCCGGATATTCTGCAATCACTGCAAGGGCAGCTAAAGCAGCTTGGGGAATACGGGCAGGGCTTGTTTACTGTTGGTCGGCGCATATTTTGCCCCACTGTTCAGCCATCGCTTTTGCTATGCCGGGGAAAGTCTTGCTTCTGACTTTGGCGCGATTGCCAATCGGCTCTATATCTGCGCCGTTTATACGCGTGATATCACCGAGATGCTTCATCAAGTATGTCCTCCATTTCTATCTGCCCCGGCAAAACTCCGTCTTGCATCCACCAGTGGAATACCGCTCGCGCATCAATCCAGCCGCCCGCAGTATCGTCTTTACCCATTTGTTTTCGCGCACTAAGCATACGATCAAATGCAGCGATATATAAATCTTTAAATTTAGGGAGCATTTTAAATTCGGTGTATCTTGATTTGCCTGCCATCGGGCAGCCCACGCATCCCACGCGCTTAAATCCGCACTCATACAGCGGATTCATGTAAAGGTTTTCGCTGGCAGCATAATCCCATATATCATCATAGCTCCAATCGATAATTGGGTTTACAATTCTTTTTGCTTTCAATTGGCAGTGTTCAAACAATCTGCGTTCCACATCATTATCGTCTAATAACATTATTTTCGCCTTGTTCCTGCCTTGCTCCTCAAAAACACCTCTGCCATTTTTTCGCGCATTGCTTTCTTCCCAGCGAACTCCGGTCGCTATCATGCGCCCGTTTCCTGTAGTTTCCTTGAGTACAGCGCAACAATATCTCGCCAATCGAGTGGGAGGTATCAGTTTTTGTGGGATCAATGACCACATCGAGACTCGCTCCCCTTTATACTTGGGGTAAACAATCTTGCAATTAAAGCCTTGCGCCTCCCATTTTTTAAACTGATCGCGTATGTGATATACAGTTTGTGGCGCGTCCGCCGTTGTGTGGCTGTTGACAATTTCTATTGGGATTTTTGATTTAATTGCTAAATGTACCAGCACTTCGCTATCCTTGCCGCCGCTGTATGTAATCATGAGAGGTTTACCGTAGTATTTAAGCGACATATCGCTTCCAATCTTTAAGCGCTCAAGCGCTTTATCCACTTTATCCACTCAGTACACCGCCCTAAAATGATTTTCGACTGAATCGCCCGTGAACCACAGATATTCACTACCCAGTTCGCGCGCGACTTCCGCGCCCTGTTTCTCCGCCGCCCAGCGCTGCATAACATCCAGCGCAACGGCGTAAAGGTTATCCCACACGGGAAAATCAGCCGAGTATCCGTAGAACTGGTGCGGTTGTTTCAATACCCCGATGATGCTGTCAGGAAAACGCGCATCGTCAACGCGGTTAAGCACACACCACACGCATTTCATCTGATTGTCTACCGTGCAGCCACGAGCCTCGCCGTATAGCATCTGCGCAAGGGCTGTTATGTCTGCGTCGGTGTATATCGGCGCTGTTTCCGGCTGCGGATTATATTTGACTTCAACCACGCACAGCCCCTCGGCGTTCATCTCCGGCGGTTCTGCTTTTGCCGGAAACGCAAGCGCTACGATTATCAGCCATGCCGCCAGCAGCAGACACATGACCGCTATCGCCCATTGAAACTGTTTCATTCGTCCGCCTCCGTTATCGCCCTGAATATCTCCTCGTCGTATTCCGGCAGTGACTTGATATATTCTCTTAGCTCATCCGGCATTTCTGCGTAGGCTTCTCTTGCCGTTCTGCCGCTGATAGCCGGCGCAGGGGTTGATTCCCATTCGCCGTTGCCGTATTTAGCCTTCAATTCTTCGGCGTTTGTAAAATTCGGATACCAGTCCCCCAGTTTTTCGAAAACTTCGTTGAAACGGTCTTCGCTTATCGGCTTGTTAAACAGCATCAGCTTTGCACCCTCAAGGCCGTAGCAAAACAGGCAGCGCGATATTCCTTCGCATTTTGTGCAATGTTTTGAATTATTGATGCCGGAGCCGTAGCTGATGCCGTAGCCGTAGCTGATGCCGTAGCCGTTGCGGATGCCGGAGCCGTAGCTGATGCCGTAGCCGTTGCGGATGCCGGAGCCGTAGCTGATGCCGTA